ACGAGCAAGCGGAAACAAATGCGAAAGGCAAAGGAGAACCTGTCGTTTTTATTAAGCAGAATAGAGCCAAGCCCCTTGTAGTAGTAGATGCAGAATATTTTTTAACAGTATTGGAGAAGTCAAATGAAAAAGGATGACACAGTTATATATCGATTTAGTCATGTAGATACTTGTGGTACACCAGATAGTGAGTATCCTATAAGCTCAGAGCACACTGCTACTCATGCCTTTGAGTCTAGTACTACATGGCACGCTGTACTTAACCAGTTCGTACACTTCCTAGAAGGTATCTATGGTTATAACATTAGTGATCAGGTACATTACGAAACACTAGAAGATAAGCTTGAGCGTTTACGTTCACGTTTAGATGATGAAGAAGAGTCAGATGAAGACACATCTAGTACTACCTGATATGCAAGTCAAGGCAGGTGTTGACCTGTCTTACTTAACCTGGGTGGGGCAATACATAGCAGACAAGCAACCAGATGTAATCATTAACATAGGTGACTTTGCTGACATGCCTGCCCTCTCGAGCTACGATGTTGGACGTAAGAGCTTTGAAGGTAGACGATACAAGACTGACATCGAAGTAACGAAGAAGGCAATGGACCAACTCCTAGCACCAATGAGGGAACTAAATGAGCAGCGAAGAAAAAGAAAAGAGAAACAATATAGACCCCGAATGGTTCTCACGCTTGGTAACCACGAGGACAGAATTAACAGAGCAGTCGAAGGAGATCCTAAACTCCACGGCACTATTGGTATCGATGATCTCGGATACGAACAAGCTGGTTGGGAGGTGTATCCTTATCTTAGTCCTGTTGTTATTGACGGTGTGGTATATTGTCATTTCTTTACCAGTGGGGTGATGGGTAGACCAGTGACCTCTGCTGCTGCGCTGCTAACCAAGCGCCACATGTCTGCAGTTATGGGGCATGTCCAGGGTAGGCAGATAGCTTACGCTAACAGGGCAGATGGTAAGCAGATCACAGGGTTGTTCTCTGGCTGCTGCTACCTGCATGATGAGGATTATCTAGGAGCACAAGGTAACAACTACTGGCGAGGGATCTGGATGCTTCATGAGGTAGATGATGGACAGTTCGATGAGATGCCAGTCTCGCTACGGTACTTAAGGAAACGATATGGATAAGACATTAGGTGATTTGTTGAAAGAAAAAATAGAAGCAAAGAATATGCAGGTTGGAGGTAATCACTATATCTCCCATAAGATTCAACCGTGGGATGTCTGGGAAGATTGGAAGCTAGATCCCTGGTTGTGTAACGTCATCAAGTATGTTCATCGTCACGATAGTAAGAACGGGTTAGAGGATCTAAAGAAAGCTCAACACTATCTTACTTTTGCGATACAAAATTATGACATGCTTGTTGACAAGTTCTATAATTGATGGTATAATATTAAGTCTAACTACCGAAAGGATAATAGTATGTATATTGTAAAACTTAATGGACGTAAACTTACATTGAAACTTTTCAAGACTGGTTTTGATAACTACAACGCAGCACGTCAAACCCTACGTAAATACATTCGTAGCTTGGGACATGACAGTAACAAAGGTTACACTACCCTGGGGTACGTAATTCAGAAGGCGTAACTATAACATATGACTCTAACACTGCCTGAACTAATTGAGAGACTAAAACAGTTAGATGAGATAACCTTGTTAGAGTTACTAGGAATAACATCAGAGGACTTAGTAGATAGGTTCTCTGATGTTATCGAAGACAAACAAGACAAACTAACTAATATTGTAGACTGGGACTAATACATGGATCTTTACCAACAATTTATTGCAAAGTCACGTTATGCTCGCTTCATGCCTGAGAAGAATCGTCGAGAGAACTGGACTGAAACTGTAGCACGTTACTTCAACTTCTTGGAAGATCATCTTGCCAAGACAAACAACTATGCGCTGACTCGTGAGCTACGCACTGAGCTAGAGAATGCTGTACTTAATCTGGAAGTCATGCCTAGTATGCGGTCACTGATGACAGCAGGCAAAGCACTCGAGCGTGACAACACTGCTGGATATAACTGCAGCTACATTCCTATCGATGATCCTAAGTCATTCGATGAAGCTATGTATATCCTGCTCTGTGGTACAGGGGTAGGTTTCTCTGTGGAGCAGAAGTATGTTAATCAATTACCTGAAGTGCCTGAGCAGTTATTCGATAGTCAAACTACTATCGTGGTTGCCGACTCCAAAGAAGGATGGGCAAAAGCTTTACGTCAACTCATTGCTCTTCTATACTCTGGTGAGATTGCAAAGTGGGATATATCCAAAGTACGTCCAGCGGGTGAGAGACTCAAGACCTTTGGGGGACGAGCAAGTGGACCTCGCCCATTGGAAGAACTATTTCGCTTCACGGTATCCAAGTTCAAAGGGGCAGTTGGTAGGCGTTTGTCATCAATCGAGTGCCATGATATTCTCTGCAAGATCGGGGAGGTTGTTGTCGTTGGTGGTGTTCGTCGGTCAGCAATGATCTCGTTGTCAGAACTAGAAGATGATCGGATGCGTCATGCGAAATCAGGGAATTGGTGGGAACAAAATGGACAACGTGCCTTGGCTAACAACTCAGCAACTTACGAAGCTAAACCAGACATTGGACAATTTCTACAAGAATGGACTAGCCTTTACCATTCTCACTCTGGGGAACGAGGAATCTTCTCTCGAGCAGCCAGTAAGTCTCAAGCTGCTAAGAACGGCAGAAGGAATCCTAATTACGAGTTCGGTACTAATCCCTGTTCCGAGATCATCCTCAGACCCTACCAGTTCTGCAACCTAACTGAGGTGGTTGTACGTGCTGAGGACACGCTTGAGACGCTAGCAAACAAGGTACGTCTTGCTACCATCCTGGGTACGTTCCAAGCCACTATGACACACTTCCCATACCTTCGTAAGGTGTGGCAGAAGAACACTGAGGAGGAGCGTTTGCTTGGTGTGTCGTTGACTGGTATCTTAGATAACGAATGGATGGGTAAAGTCTGTGAATCAACTGCGAAGAATCTTGAACAACTACGACAGATCACCGTGGATACCAATGTTCAGTATAGCTCTGTGCTTGGCATTCCTCAGAGCGCTGCGATCACTTGTGTTAAACCTAGTGGTACTGTTAGCCAGCTTGTTAACTCTGCCTCTGGCATTCATACTCGACATAGTCCTTATTATATTCGTAGGGTTAGAGGCGATAAGAAAGATCCTCTCTCGCAGTTTATGGTGAATGCTGGTATCCCTGCAGAGGATTGTGTGATGCGTCCTGAGTCTACTGTGGTGTTCTCATTCCCACAGAAAGCACCAGAAGGAGCACGCACCAGGGAAGCATTGACAGCGCTGCAGCACCTGGATCTGTGGATGCAGTACCAGCGTTACTGGTGTGAGCACAAACCCTCTGTGACTATCTCAGTCAAAGAGAACGAGTGGATGGATGTAGGAGCTTGGGTGTGGAATAACTTCGATGAGATTAGTGGTATCTCTTTCCTACCCTGGGATGGTGGTACTTATCGTCAAGCACCCTATGAAGAGTGTGGTGAGGATCAGTACAAAGCACTGCTAGATAAGATGCCTGCTACTATTACTTGGGATGTATTGTCAGAGCAGGATGACAATGTAGAGGGAGCGCAGATGCTTGCGTGTGTGTCAGGAACCTGCGAGATTTAATTGAGTAAAAGTACTCAACATACTGAGTAAACTAGGAGATAACATGGACATAGAATTTTGTATGATTACAGGTATTGCGTTTGGTTTAGAGTATCAGGAACTAGAGAAAGGTTATGTAGTAATTGATCTAGGTATTATACGTATCCTGATCTCTAAAGCAGATGATGAATAACTAAGCTGGTTCCCAGTCCACTTAGTCTTGATAGGGGCAGCAATGCCCCTTTTTTAATAGCTCCAGATAGCAGGTCTAGTAGGTCCAGTTCCTATGTCTAGGTGGATAAACCTACCAGTACCTTTCTGTTGTACGCCAATGCCCTTAAAACCCACTGTAATGGCTTTGTGTAGTAACTCAATAGCTGCCTCCCCTTGTACCCCTATATCGGCAGCAATGCCCTCTGCGTGCGTTCCAGGGACATTCTTCTGTCGCTCGATAGGGTGGAGTGGACAGCGATAGCCAGAAGTTATTGGCATGGGTTTACCATAGAGAGTACGTAACTCTTGTATCTTAGCTACTAGTTCTTCCTTGATACCCTCAGACCCACAGTGTTGACAAGCAAACTCTGATCGTTTAAAGTTAGGATACTTACCCCAATCAATCATTGTTCTTTTCCTTTTTCATGTTAAGAATTTTCTCAAGAGTTCTACCACCAAAGTAGAAGGACATGATCAACATACCCCACTGACCTAGTAGTTCTACATAGTTACTGTTAGCATTATATCCAAAGGCAGACATAAAGGCAAAGATAAAGTAAGCAGCTAAGATCGCTATCAGGGTCATCGGTCTAATGTTCTTAGATAACCAAGAGTCACTACCCATGTCTGCTTGTAGTCGCTTAGTTAGTTCTTCTTGCTCAGTGATGTCTGCTTGCATCTTTTGTAATTCACCTTGATGCTGCATCTCTAGTAACTTTAACTGAGCCTGTGCTTTTACCTCTGGATTAGGAATAACCTTGTCCAGTATCTTAGAACCAATCTCTAATATTAACGGTATAGGAATCATTGGTACTCCAAGGTTAAATATATAGCACCACTAATACATCCAACAACAACCAGTATCAAGACAAAAATCCAGAAGGTAAGCAGCATATCTTGTATTATTCTGTCACGCTTTGCTTTCTTCTCTAGCTTTTCTTTAAGTTGTTGTCGATGCTCTGCTTCTCGTTGTTGTCTTGCTTTGACTTGGAAGGACTGCCAATCATCCCATAGTCCAGGTCTACCATTGTAAATCATTAACTCTTTTAACTCTTGCTCTTGTTTCTTTAACTGCTCCAGCGCTAGGAACTCTTCGAGATCGTTACGCTTATGTTCTGGTTTACTCTCTACCTTTTCTTGTAGCTTTGATTTGTTGTTGAAGTATTCAAGTAATGCTTGACCAGCACTGACTATCTCGCCTCCATTCTTGATGGCAGTCTTGATTACTTGAAAGGCTGCATTGGCTGCTGCCAGTTCTACTAACATTATATCTCCCAGTATACATTAGTTATTCTGCTTGTCCTCTACGTTTTAAATACTGTCTACGATATTCGTCATAGAACTCAGGATCATTTCTCATCTTCTCAGCTAGTATCATATTAGTAGCAACCTTCCTAGCTTTTTGTGCTTGTTGTTCTAAGATAAACTTCTGTTGGGTTTTAGAATAGTTAGAATAAGTTGGAGCATTGATAATCTTTTCTAGCTGTTGGTTTACTATATCGCCAGATAGTTTAGAATACTTAGCATAATCTTCTTGTGATAATTCTACATTACCTAGCT